GTCGAGCATAAGAAAAGATAAAAATAGCCAATTTAAGATTTGTGAAAATGTTGGTTATTCATTTATGTTAACCCGCTTGATGGACTTGTCATTAATTCTTACTTATAATTTATTATAATTAATTGTTAGTGAACTTTTTAAATTCTGATTTGCTTTAGATATTAATCAAGCAGTTGACACTCTGATTAATATTGAATTGCTTTAAAACTTTTTAATTTTAATTTTCAAAAGAGATACAACTTGCCATTTTATCTCTTTTTCATACACTTTTACTGGCAAAATAAAACATTAATGCTTTGAACGAGAGCAACAAAAACAATATAAAAATCTATAAATACATTGCGAATAGCTATATCAGTTATGTATTCATGGACCTAAAAGGTAGAATAAACGTAAACACCGTGGTAGCCCCGCCGAATGCTATTGAAGTTTATTTAAAAACCTAACCAAAAACATTTTATTAATTTAATTTTAAAATTATATCGTTTCCTGAGAAGTAACAGGTTAAAACAGATCTCTTTTATGAGATAGAGTTGCCACTCTTTAAACACACGGTTTTATTACTAGGTCTTCAGATTTTCCGTTACAAAATTAGAAATTCCACTTAACAAACCAACCCCTTTATTGAATATGCAGACAACACAAATTTTCAAAACACTTAAAGACAGCGAGCAAAATACTACAATTAGTTCAGAAGAATTTAATATCTTTATGAGTTTATTTTCTGACCACATTAGTCTTGGTAATAAAGCTAATTTAAAATTCTCTGATGTATTGGAAAATACATTAAGAGATTTTTCTATTTCGCGAATTAACAATTCAAAAGAGAATGATCTAGTTGAATCCCAGATCAATTTCTTCGGTGACAATTTTGACAATGTCACAAAAAAATTTGAAAAGTTATTGTCTGAAGAAAACATAACAAGATTTAGTCGGGTGTTGGGAGACGTGAACACTATTGTAGATGATAAAGAAAAATATAAAGATGATATTTTAGGAGTTGTTGGAAATATGGTCTCAGATCTTAGTAATGCGATTACTAAGAAAGTTGCAATAATAATGTGCATAATTGGAGTTTTCATCTCTTTCAGAGATAAAAATTATATAATAGCCACTTTGAGCACAGCACTATTAGCTTATGCTTATAGAAATGAGATGAAAACGTTTCTTTCGAAATTTTCTATAATCCAATCTCTTATGGGATTGATGAAAAATAATGATTCTGAAACTAATATTGAATTGGACCAGATTCAAGCAGAAGTTGGATTGAGCTCATATTTGAACGAAATTTCAACTGCATTGAGTTTAATTGTCCTTGGCAAAGAATGTAAAGGTAAGAATTTCTTTTCAGGAGATAACCTTAGGTTATTTGGTACAGCCAAGTTGGCTATTCAAAATGTAGCAACTTTAGTACTTTCAGTTATTGAGAAGATTGTTTATAGTTTTGGATATGGTGATAAATATGAACGTATATTTATGTTAACACAAAATTCAGATCCTGTATATCGTAGCTTTACAGAAAAAGTTTTCAAAATTGACGACTCGTATAGAGAGAAAACGTTAACCTTTACTGGCGAAAATTACTCTTTGATTAAAGAAACTTTATCGGAGGGTCAAAAATTATTGCGTGATTTACCTAAAAACAATTCCACTCAGGGATTATTAAGTACGATGCATTCATCTTTACAAAGATTGAGTACTTACGCTAAAGCTTTTATGGATAGTGGTTTTATGACTGAGGGTCTTAGACAGGAACCTGTGGCGATCCTTCTCCAAGGAGGTCCGGGCACCTTGAAGACACAAACTATGCAACATATGGCTCATGCCCTGTGTAGTGCTGTAGTTGATCAAGATAAGAGATCTGCTTTCGAGACTACTCCAGAAAGATTTATTTACAATCGAATGATTGAGAGTGAATATTGGGATAAATACAATTCAGACAAAATAGTCTGTATGTTTGACGATTTTTTACAAATTCGGGATATCGCCGGTGGTGGTGATTCGGAAGTTTTTAACCTTATCAGAGCTGTTAATGAGAATAATTACGATCTTCATATGGCAGATATTGCTGACAAAGGAAACACTAGTTTTCAATGTAAGTTTGTTTTGTGCACCTCTAACTCGGAACGATTAGATGTACAAAGTATACATGATAAAGGAGCCTTATTGAGACGCTTTAAGTTTACTTATAGACCAATTCCACGCAAGGAGTTTAGAAAAGACATTGGACGTGTTAGTACTATGTCAGAGAAAGTCGACATGCAAAAGTTACCGATTGGCGATTTGGGTATTACATCAACTAATCCAGATGATGTGCTTGATTTTCATGAAGTTGATTTATCAACTGGGAATTTGACTGGTACGATTTTAAATTTTGAGGAGGTAGTGTCCCGCATGCTTATCGCTTATAACTTCAATAAGAAATGTTACGATCAAAAAGTGATTGAGCTTAAAAAACAAAGAGAAAAGTATTCTAAGTATTCTGTTGTTGCCCAAATGAATTTTTGGAATACAACTACTAATGATGGTACTATGCCGTGTGAATTCAAATGTGAAATTACGGAATCCTTTAAGGGTATTTTATTGAATGTTAATGATGAGATTCAGGAATTTATAATGTCGCGCTTACAAAAATTGAGCGCGTCAAACCGTAAAGTCTTTTCGGATAATTTTAATTTTATTTTGATGCATTTTTCCGGTTATTGGGTTAATATGTCGCAAGAACAAATTATATGTAATTTGTTCGAAAATTTTTCGGTTAGAGAGAATATTTTTAGGAGTAATTTAAATGTTTTAAGTTTTATCGAAGAATTGGAGAATGATGTTGACTTTATAGTTATTCTACCAGTTGAATGTCCTGAATTACCAGAGCCGTCACTGATGGAAAGTCTCAGGGAAAGATTTGTCAATAGCATGAGTAAAGTTAAAGAGAAGTTGAACAGTGATGTCAGCTATCTTGAATATTGCTCTTGGAAAAATGCTCTTATTTTGACTAGTTCACTTACGGCATTTGTCGCAATATTTATTAGTATGAAACTTTATAATGATAAACAAGATACAGATGACATTTTGAAAAATCCTGATGAGGCTGAAGGTGATTATAGTCTCAGAAAGTCCGCTAAGAAGAAAATTGTTCGTCGAGACTTACAAAGTATAAGAAGATCTGTGGTACAATCTCAAATCTCCTTAGTTTCTGACAAACAAGGTGAACAGATCATGGATAAAATTCTTAGACATAATGTCTATGAATTTAGTTCTAGAAAAGATGTGGATTCTCCTTGGTGTAGATTAGGATATGTCACATTTATAAAAGGAACAATAGCTATAATGCCCAGACATTTTATTGATTCCATTGCTTATCGCTTGGAAGAGGACTACGATACCATGATTAAAGCAGAATTTAGGATGTCTTCAGCAACCAATGCAAATGGGGGCAACAAAATTGTTTTATTTAGTGTCATTGACATACTCAGCGATATGAAAGAAACTGAGGTGCTTAAAGCACAAGATTTAATTTTAGTCAACTTACCTGATATACAACCTCGTAAGGATATTATGAAACATATAATGACTGAAAAAGATCTTATTAATTTAAGTAGGAAGCCGATATGCATATTAGGTAAGACAGGTAAAATTATATCTACTGTTCAAACACATGGTAAACTCATGAAAAATGTTTTGGTAAATGATCAAGATCTCGAACCTTATGAGATCGCAACTACCATGGCTTACAATGCGTCAACTAATAAGGGTGATTGTGGCACTCTACTTGGAGTGTTAAGTCCTCAACAGGCGAATCGCAAGATATGTGGTCTGCATGTTGCAGGATCTCCTCACCATAATCTCGGGTATTCCTCTATTTTTACTTTAGAGATGTTGGAAGATTGTATTGATCAATTTGACGATAGTGCTAAAATTTCTTGCAACATTGACTTTGTTCAATCGGAATTTGGCGAGAGTTTAGTGGGTGATGGAAGATTTAATGCTTACAGAGATGCACCTATTGCGCCTTCACTCCCTGTCCATACTTCATTAATCAAGTCTAGGATTTCAGGACAAGTTATGGAACCTATTATGAAACCAGCAAAATTGAGAGGTGCTCGAGTCGATGGTATTTATCGCGACCCTTGGGTTAGTGCAATGTCCAATTATCAAATGGACGTTCCTATTCTGAATAAAGTTGTTATAGATGATGCAACGGATCAATTTAAAGATTATTTGTTCAACAATAGTGACTTGGATGAAGAACGTAAACTGTTCACTTTTGATGAGGCTATTTTAGGTATACCTAATACCGAATTTGATTCTATAAATCGACGCACATCGCCAGGTTATCCAGATGTCGTTAGTAAACCATCGGGTTATCATGGACGAGGCAAGGAATTATATTTTGGTAAAGACGTAGACTTTGACTTAACAGGAGAATATTGTTTAATTCTTAAACAACGTATTGAAAATGCTATTTTTAAAGCGGTTAATTTAGAACGAAGTGAGTTCATTTTTATGGATTGTCTCAAAGATGAACTACGACCAATTGAGAAAGCAGATGATTTTAAAACAAGGCTTATTTCAGCCAGTCCGATTGATTTATTGATTTTATATAGAATGTATTTTGGAGCTTACAATTTGTGGTACAAACGCAATCGTATAAACAATCAAAGTGCTATAGGTGTGAATGTTTATTCACAAGAGTGGGACTTTATTGCCAAGAAATTACAAAGATTTTCTCCAGGAAATTCAACTAATATTGGAGCAGGTGACTATTCCAAATTTGATGGAACTGAGAAACCTTATATTCACAATAATATACTTAAAATAATTAATGATTGGTACGGTGATAATGAGATTGATAATAGAGTCAGAAAAGTTTTGTGGCTTGAATTGACAAATTCTATTCATATACAAGGCAAATGCATTTACGAATGGCATACTTCTTTACCTTCTGGACACCCAATGACACCTGTTGTTAATACTATGTACAATGGAATAGCTTTTAGATATTGTTGGAATCGTGCCTTCTCAGATGAACCTAAAATCAAAAGACACTTTAATGAATATTGTTACCTGATTGCTATGGGTGATGACAACGTGTTTTCTGTTGATGGGCGATTTTCTGACAGGTTTACTGAAGTTATAGTAGGTAAATACATGAAAGAACTTGGCTTAAATTACACTAGTGAAACTAAGGATGCTGTCAATATCAAGATGAGACATATAACAGATGTTGAATTTTTGAAACGTAAATGGAAGTATTCTAGTATTGCGGGTAGATATGTAGCACCACATCAAGTCACTAGGCAGCTGGAGATTCTTAATTGGTCCCAAAAAGGTGCGTTAGCCGATTCTATAACAATTGACAACGTTGATTCAGTGTTGAGAGAATTGTCTCTTCATGGAAAGGATATCTTTGATGACAATTGTAGAAAGATAAGCAAGATTTCTCAAGAATTACTGGGTTATCATCCTAAGGATACGAGCTATATAAGCAATTTAGAATCTATATTAGATCAAGAGATGTATTGTTAAGTATCTCAAAGCACCGCCAGTTAGTTAAGGCATAAACTAACACACTTTTCAATTGGGTGTAAATTTTCAATTGAAAACTTCGTAACCAGGCAGTTAAGGTTAGTTCTGTCTAGAGTTGTTGGTAGCTCTAAAATTAAATATCAACACCAAAAACAAAAATGACAAATACACAAAATATTATTCAAGGTCATCCTGTTGCATTTAAGAGTTGTGCAATTTGGACGGGTATGTTAAACTCTAAAAATTTATATATTGAAGCTCAGTCAGGTGAGTCTGTTTCAGATTCTGAGATGAACAAGAAAACTGACACTAAACGCGGTGACGACTACCAAACCAATTTTGGTAGCACGGCCAGAGCAGCAGATGATGCTATAGTCGATGTTGCTACGTTACATAATGCTATCGATATTCCTCGAACGTTAATCAACTTTCCTAACGATGGTGTACCAGCCTCGGTCAAGAGTTTTTTAGCAAAACCATATAACTATATTCAAGGTGACTTGACTATTACAGATACTGCAACTACATTTCCTCAATTTGCAACTTCATTACCATTGAGAACCAATAAAATGTTTGTTGATAAGTTGAGTGGTGTTATGTCGATGCGATATACAACTGTTGTAACCTTGCAGGTTAATGCTAATCGGTTTCAACAAGGCAGATATATATTGGCTTTTGTGCCTACCGGCGGAGCTTCTTTTGATCCTTCTAGCGATAGTCACTTATTGAATTGGGTTGATATGCATCGCGCTAATCGTTGTCAAATAACTCAATTACATCATGTTGAATTAGATGTTGGTACTGATACGTCAGTACAACTCCGTATACCTTATCAGAGTGCTTTTCCAGCATTGTGTTGGAATCCTACTGCGAATTTGAACTTCTATGGTGATCCTGGTCAGATTTTCTTGTACCCTTATTCACCACTTAGTGCTGTGACTGGTAATACTACTGCAGGTTTTACAATTTGGATACATTATGAAGATGTCGAAGTCTTTGGTAATACAAAGCCTTTAGCCGGTCCTCGTGTGGCACCTGCTCCACCTCCAGTTGAAGCTCAATCTGGTTTTGCACCAAGAAACAGAAGAGGTGTTACATCTAAAAAGAATGTTAGTATCTTTTCCACAGAACAAAGTTTGGACAAACCGTTGAGTGAAGGACTTAAATTAATTTCAGAAGGTTCAGAGCAATTGTCAAAAGTTCCATTATTATCATCATTAGCTGGCCCAATTTCCTGGGTTACGAATGTAATGTCAGATACAGCTAAAAGTTTTGGTTGGTCAAAGCCAACTGTTAAAGATAAGATAATTAGAATTAATCGCTATCCCCATCCTTATATTGCTAATGAAGACCAACCTGACGATTCTCAACCATTATCTTTGTTCTCGGATAATCACATTGATGTAACTCCTGGATTTGCTGCAGTGGATACTGATGAATTAAGTATAAATTACCTCAAGAGTATTTTTGCTTTTACTGACAACATTCCATGGGCAACTAGCCAAGCACAAGGCACTGTATTAGTGAGTGGTAATTTAGAACCATCTAGTCTAGCTTGTTCTAATGCTGATATTCCAGCGGGAGCGATACAACACACCCCTGTTAGTCTTATGTCAACTTTGTTTTCCAGATATTCTGGAGGTATAATGATAAAGATCAAAATTGTTAAAACTGAATTTCACTCAGGTAGATTACTTTTTGCTTTTAACCCTTATGAGAGTGCATGTTTTGAAGGTTACATTACGTATGCGGATACGCCCTACCTTCATAAAACAATTCTTGATGTTAGAGAGCAAAATGAATTTACTATTGAAGTGCCATATGTGAGTATATCACCTTGGAGGAATTGTGGTACACAATTTGATAAACAAGGCTGTCCATATGGAAGTTTCTCCATTTTTGTTCTCGACGAGTTAGTTGCCCCAGAGACTGTTCCAAACGCAGTTCAAATACTTATTGAAGTTGCGGGCGCACCTGATCTAAAATTTTCTGTCCCAAGACGTTCCGTATTGACTCCTATGTTGCCTGCAACCTTACAAATGGGTACTCTATTCGATGGTGATTCAGATAACAATCCTACTTTGAATGATGTTTCGACTATTGGTAACGCTAAGACCATGAATGCGGGCTTTTCTCAGGAAGAGCATTGTGTTGGTGAGGCTGTTGTATCATTGAGATCTTTATTGAAGCGAGGTAGTTACATGGGTTATACTCTTAATTCTGCTACAACTACACAGAATGTTACTGTACTCCCATGGGCTTGGACCTATACTAGTGCTGTTACCCCTACAGAGAAAGAAGTGATAACTGATATTTTTGGTTTGTTGTCTTCTATGTATTGTCTTCAGCGAGGTGGTGTCAGACTTAGGAATATGATTACAGCTGGTGCTGGAAACCTTATAGCTAGTATGAATACTTACAAAATTGATACTGCTAATTCGACTAAGATTTTTAATATCACAAATAAAAATACTCAGACGTATACTGATGGTGCTTCTAATTCCCAATTATCTTGGGGCTTGCAAGAACTCGGTGGTATGAGTGTTAATGTTCCTTTTTATCATTATACCCATTCCAGCCCTACTGCTTCTCAAGCTATTGGAACAGGAGCTACCTATTCCTTTAATCCTTTGACTGGTGCTAATACAAATGTTGTTGAATTCCAATATCAACCTTCTATCAATCTTAGAACTAACCCTTTCTATCGAGCTGGTTCCGATGATTGTAATTTTGGTGGTTTTACTTCTATCCCTCTCCTCGTCCCTGCTCCTATTGGCGCAACTTAATTCTTTCCATAGTGTGTGATTCTATTTACTAGCTTTTCACAAACACACACTATTCCACTAGAGCTAGAAATCTGGTGTGACACCATTACTACGGTATCTGTTTTTAAATTTTCCTTCTTATGTTTATATGCTATATGTTTATTCTTTACATGTTATATGGCGCACAAAAATGCGTTGTGTAACGTGTATTTAGGATGTATGGTTAACTCGACTTTTACAAAATTTGTCGGTTCTTTTACTTAGTTTTCTTACTATTTATAATAGAACGCTAATATTTTAC